GAAAAACTTCTAAAATCGGTACAACTGCCTGTTTTCCGTAAAAATGTAACAGGTACGGGAACTGCGTCCAATACTTACTTACAAATGCCTAGTGATTTTTTAGCTCCGTTTAGTTTAGCTGTTTTAAACGCAAGTAATGAATATACTTATTTATTATTAAAACACGTGTCCTGGATTAGAGATTATACTCCCCTTGCAGCGACTACAGGAGATCCGTTATATTACGCGGAGTTTGACGACGCTAGTTTTATTTTAGCTCCGACCCCTAGCTCAGGGTTTACTTTTGAATTACATTATTTTTACAGACCTGAGTCTCTAACTGAGGGAGCAGACGGAGGAACAACTTGGTTAGCTACAAACGCGTCTAATGCACTACTATACGCATGTTTACTTGAAGCAGCTATTTTTATGAAATTAAATCCTGCAGAAATTCAAATATATGATACAAAATATCAAGAAGGATTGGCTAGATTAAAAATATTGGGAGAATCTAAAGCTATTCGAGATGAAGCTCGGTATGATAATTTAAGAGTTCCTCCACAACCATGATAAAAAAACCTATCCCAGAATTAAAAGGAAAAAACGTAGCTATAGTTGCTATGGGTCAAAGTCAAATTGATTATCATTTAGCTAGAACACACAGTTTAACTTTTGATGAAGTTTGGGCAGTTAACGCCATGATAGGGGTTTTACCTGATGTGGATAGAGCTTTTGTATTAGACCCGATGAGTCGGTTTTTAGATACGGAAGATGCGGGGACAATGACCCCAATGATGCGAAATCGTTTGCCTCAAATACAATACCCGATATACACTTGTGAACTAGACGACAGAGTTCCTTCAGCAGAAGAGTTTCCTTTAAACGCTTTAGTTGCAGATTTAGGCTGTGCTTATTTCAGCAACACGGTTGCTTATGCCATAGCTTTTGCTCTTTGGAATAAGGTAAGTCATTTAACTGTTTTTGGTGTAGATTTTACTTATAAAGGCAATATGCATTTTGCCGAAGCGGGAAGGGCTTGTTGTGAATTTTGGTTAGCTAAATGCATGGATCAAAAAATTGAAATTTCTGTTGCTCCTCGTTCTAATTTATTAGATACTGATGTAGAGACTCAATACAAATTGTATGGTTATCATCGTTTAGATGATCCATTTATTACTTACATAAAAGAAGATAAAATGCAAGTATGTAAATGGTCAGAGGTAGAAAAAGAAAAACAAGAATTTATAGGGATGATAGGAAGAGACGATTTAGAGTTTAACGCACCTGAACCAAGTAAATATTAATGCAAACACAAGAATTTTTATCAGAATTAGGAGACTTAGGAGTCACCACAACGAACCACAGGGGTCATACAGTAGAAGAAGTAGCGGAAATGGCTACTAATAAATTAGTTTCTATTAGTGATGATGCTCCTGCACCCATTAGGGCTCAAGCTCATGCCTTTAGAAATGCATGCAAAGAAGTGATTAATTTTTATATACAAGAGGGAATTAAAAACCATATGTGTACAATATGTAATCAATTAGAACAACAAGGTCATAAAGACCTAGCAAATATTATAAGGAGACTATAATGGCAATAACACAAGCGATGGCAACAAGTTTTAAAAAAGAACTTTTGGAAGCTAAACATAACTTTTTAGCATCTGGAGGAAATAGTTTTAAACTAGCTCTTTACACGAGTTCAGCCACTATGACTGCAGCAACTACTGCGTATGTAACAACTAACGAAGCTACGGGTACAAACTACACAGCAGGCGGGTCAGCACTTACAAACGTAAACCCATCAAGTTCTGGAACCACAGGGTTTACAGACTTTGCTGATTTAACTTTTGGTACAGCAACTATAACCGCAAGAGGGTGCATGATTTATAATGACACCAACGCTGATCGAGCAGTTGCCGTATTTGATTTTGGCGGAGATAAGACTTCTACAGCGGGTAGTTTTACTATATCTTTCCCAACTGCGAATGCGAGCAATGCTGTTATTAGAATAGCGTAAATTTAGCGTATGGCTAAGATTAACGGTTGGGGTAGAGGTACTTGGGGTCAATTAACCTGGGGCGAACCACTACCCGTCGTTATAACAGGAGTCGCAGGAACTACTGCGTTAGGTTCAGAAACAGCTACAGGTTCTGCCATTGTATACCCAACTACAGTCGCAGGCACAGGAGCTGTAGGGACACTTATAGCAGCAGGGTTTGCGATCACAGGTGTTTCAGGAAATGCTTCAACAGTTTCTGTTGGAGAGGAAACTGTTACGGGTGCCGCAAATGTTTATCCAACCACAGTCGCAGGCACAGGAGCTGTAGGAAGTGTTAGCTTATCTACTACTAATGTACTTTCTATTTCAGGGGTTGAAGCAACAGGAGCAGTAAATAGTCTTACTATTGACGCTGAAACAAACGTCCACATTACAGGAGTAGAAGGTACAGGAAATATAACAAGTTTAATAATTTGGGGACTCGTAATCCCTGGACAAACAGCTAATTACAGCGCGATTTCTACAGGACAGACAACAAACTGGGAAGAAGTTGCTTAACTAATCTGAAAAAAGAGAATATAATCAAACAGGACGGAGAATAAATAATGGCAAGTACATACGTTAACAACCTAAGACTCAACGAAATGGCTACTGGTGACGGTAGTGGAACTTGGGGAACGACAACAAATACGAATTTAGAATTGATCGGACAGGCTCTTGGTTACGGCACTAGAGCCATAGCTGACGCTTCAACCGACAACATAACTATTGCAGACGGAGCTTCCGATGCCGACAGAGCAATGTACCTTAAACTTACTGGCGGTGGTCAAGCGTGTACAGTTACGCTGTTACCTAATACAGCCTCTAAAGTATGGGCGATGGAAAACGCCACTTCATACACACTCACGTTTACTTGCGGTAGTGGAGCTAACGTAGCAATCCTAGCAGGAGAAACAAAATTTATAGCCACTGACGGAGCTGGGTCTGGTGGTGTGGTTTATGACGTATTAACGGATGTAAACTTAGCAGGAACCACTAAAACCGCAGCATTAACTAATGCTGGTGCATTATCCAACCAAGGAACAGTAACCGTAGGCGTAGACGATACGGGTTATGACGTTAAATTCTTTGGTGCTACTTCGGGTAAATACTTTCTTTGGGATGAGTCAGCCGATACAGTACTTCTACACGGAGACTTGCAAACTTATACGGCTGGAACTAGTAACTTAGTTCTAGGTAAAAACTCTGGTAACAGTATCGCTTCTGGTGGTAACTACAACGTAACAGTTGGCGATGAAGCAGGTACGGCTATTACTACTGGAGATGAAAATACTTTAGTTGGTTTTAATGCAGGTGACGCAATAACCACAGCTAGTTTTAACACAGCAATCGGCTCTAATGCTGGAACAGCAAATACATCAGGTTCACAAAACACCTTTGTAGGGCGTTATGCGGGAGTAGCTAATACAACAGGAGCAAATAATGTTGTTCTAGGGTCTGGTGCATTCGCAACGGCTACAACAGGCGATGACAACGTAGCTGTAGGTAAAGGTGCTTTAAATGCTGCTACCACAGCATCTAACAACACTGCCGTTGGTAGAGATGCTTTACTAGCAAACACCACAGGAACAAGAAATACTTCTGTTGGTGCAACAGCATTAGCAGCAGCAACCACAGCAGATAACAACACAGCAGTTGGCTATCAAGCTTTAAATGATGTAACGACTGGTAATAATAATACTGCGATGGGCGACAGAGCAGGAGACAAACTAACAACTGGTACTACCAATACAGCAATAGGTGCTTCAGCTTTAGGAACAGCAACAACATCCTCACATAACACTGCTATTGGATATGGAGCTTTAGATGCAAACACTTCAGGTACGCAAAACACCGCAGTAGGTAAAGATACCTTAGACGCCAACACAACGGGTTCATACAATGTTGGAGTGGGTGTGTTTGCTTTATCATCAAACACGACTGCTGATGCCAATACAGCCATTGGGACTTCCTCGCTAGGTGAGAATACAACAGGGGCAAACAACACAGCAGTTGGTAGGTCAGCTTTAAATGCAAACACCACAGGTGCTAACAACGTAGCCGTAGGTCAACTTGCTTTGGACGCCAACACAACGGCTTCTTATAATATTGCCATTGGTGTAAACACATTGGGTGCGACCACCACTGGTGCAAACAATACAGCAATGGGTAATGCTGCAATGAATACTAATACCACAGGACACTCAAACATAGCCATTGGTGGTGTAACTTTATCAGCAAATACAACAGGGGATTCTAATGTTGCGATGGGATATGCAGCTTTAACAGCAGCCACCACAGCAGACAACAATACGGCTATTGGTTATGCCTCTATGCAGACCAACACCACAGGACATAGTAATGTAGCCGTTGGTCGAAGTTCTTTAAATGCTAACACTACAGGTGATGACAACACAGCAGTGGGATATAGAAGTTTAATAACACTAACTACGGCTAGTTCTAACACGGCAGTTGGTAAAGACGCACTTAGATTAAATACAACAGGGGCAAGTAACACGGCTGTTGGTTTAGGTGCTTTAGATGCTAATACAACAGGGTCTTCAAATGTCGCAGTTGGTTATTTTGCTTTAGTAGCAAATACAACTGCTGGTGACCAAGTAGCAGTGGGTGAA